TCCGCAACAATGCTGTCAAGCAACAATTCGCTGCTTGGACTAACGCGCAGCAGAACAATTATATGTATGTGTGCTGGGACAACGACGCCACCGCCGCCGGCCCGGCATCGGGTGGCTCCGGCAGCCTCGCCCGCATCCTCGACACCGCGCTCACCTCCGGCACCGCGCCGATCTATTCACCGCTGCTCGCGGCCGACGGCGTCACCTCCGGCGTCACCACCGGGCGCAATCTGGCGATGTTCATGATGGGCGTGGTCGCGGCGATCGACTTCAACCGGTTGAACGGCCGCAAGACGCTGGCCTTCCGAGGCGCCACCGGCATCACCCCTGACATCACCGACGGTGGCATCGCGAAACACCTGGAGGCCAACAAATACAACTACTATGGCATCTGGACGACGGCGAACGATCTGTTCCGCTTCCTGTATCCCGGGTTGGTGTCCGGCCCCTATCGCTGGATCGACAGCTACGTCAACCAGATCTGGATGAACAACGCGTTCCAACTCGCCTTGATGGACCTGCTCACCCAGGCGGGGTCGATCCCCTACAATCAGGTCGGCTACACCATGATCAAGGCGGCGTGCCAGGACGTGATCAATCGCGCGGTGAATTTCGGCGCGATCCGCATCGGCGTGGTGTTGTCGCAGGCGCAGGTTGCCGAGGTCAACACCATGGCGGGCGTGGAGATCGATCGCATCCTCCAGTCCAACGGTTACTACCTGCAGGTTCTCGATCCACCGCCGGAGGTTCGTGTCTCCCGTGGCACGCCGCCCATGACGTTCTGGTATATGGACGGCGGCAGCATCCAGCGGCTCACCCTCGCGTCAGTGATGGTCCAATAATAGCACCGCTCGCGCGGGTAAGGAGGTTACCGTGGCAACTATCACTGCCGCCAACGCGGTGTTCATGATCGCGATACCGACCCTGTATGACACGCCGCAACAATTGCACGGGTTCGCCGCCGACGACATCTTCTCGCATGCCCTGGTGGCACCGGTGGAGACGTTGATGGGCGTCGATGGTTACCTGTCGGGCGGTTGGACGCCGCAGCCCAAGGTGCAGACCATCGCGCTGCAGGCGGACAGCCGGTCGAACGACCTGTTCGACAATTGGTATGCGGCGCAGGAGGCGGCACGCGAGGTGCTCGTCGCCGACGCGCATATCACGCTGCAGTCGGTGTCCCGGGCGTTCCACTGCGTCAAAGGGTTCCTCACCAACTATCCGCCGATGGCCGATGCGCGGCGCATCCTGCAGCCGCGCCGGTTCTCGATCACGTGGCAGAGCATCACGACGGTGCCGCTCAGCGCGCTGCCGGCGGCTGTGGAGCAGCTTCTTTAATGGCGCGCCGGCGCGATCGCGTGGTGATCGAGCGCGAGGGGCGCGACAAAGGCAAGGTGTTCTGGATCACCGAGATGGCCGCGACCGACGCGGAATACTGGGCGGGTCGGCTGCTGACCATGTTCGCTGCCGGCAACACCAACGTGCCGCCGGGGTTCTTCCAGATGGGCTTCGAAGGCTGTGCCGCGTGGATCGCCGTGCATGGCATCGGCGGCATCGACTGGACGGTGTGCAAGCCGCTGCTGGACGAGATGATGGCGTGCGTCACCTACCAGCCCAACCCCGAGCGATCCAACATCGTGCGGCAATTGATCATCAACGACGACATCGAAGAACTCACCACGCTGATGACGCTGCGGGAGGCGTGGTTCGACACCCATCTGGGTTTTTCCGTGCGCGGCAGGTTCTGGACCTCGACAGCGGATACGTCGGAGGCGAGCAACCCATCTGGTCAGAATATCGCAACCTTGGCAGCGGCGCGCTCGGGGCGGTGATCTCGGCCAAGCTCGCCACGCTAAACCAGCTTGACACCGTCTACGGGGTTGCGGATCTCTATAAGCTGTCAGAGGTGATCAGGGTCGACAACTTCAACCATCAGCTTGCCACGCGATGGGCGACACGCGACCAGGAGCGCTAGATGTCAGGCTCGGATGGCTATACCGGATTTCGCGGCGCCAAGGGCATCGGCTCCGAGGCCACCGCGCTGCGCTTCATGGTCGACAGCGTGCTGTCCGAGGTCGCGACATCGGCGGTGGTCACCGTGGTCAGTGCGCGCAGCAACGGCGAGGTGGCACCACCCGGCACGATCGACGTGCAATTGCTGGTGCATCAGATCGACGGCGACGGCAACGCCCATCCGCACGGCACGATCTTCAACATCCCGTATCACCGTGCGCAGACCGGCGCCAACGGCATCATCATGGACCCCAAGGTGGGTGATATCGGGGTCATCGTCTGCGCCTCGCGCGACATCAGCGCGGTCAAGGCCAACAAGGGCGACGCCTCGACGCCGGGATCGCTGCGCCGCCACGATCTGGCCGACGCGCTCTATATCGGCACGGTGATCGCCAAGCAGGCGCCGGAGCAGTATGTGCAATTCACCGATGACGGCATGGCGCTGCTGACCAAGAAGGACATGGCGATCACCGCGACCGGCACGCTGACCATCAACGCGGCGGCGATCAAGATCGTCGGTCCGATCGAGCAGACCGGCGGCACCATCACCAGCAACGGCAAGCACATCGACAACACGCATGTCCATGGTGGTGTGCAGGGCGGCCTCGGCAGCACCGCGCCACCGACGGTGTAGCCGATGTCCGACGCCTCCGCGCAATTCACCGCCGCCGACACAGAGGGGGCGTTCGCATCGGCGGTCCCCTATATCAGGCGAAAGCTCGACATCACCTTCTCGATGGGCACCGGACAGTTCGGCGAGAGTGGCCATAACACCATCACCCTGCGCGGCTATCGCGCCCAGGCAACCATCACCAAGGGCGCGCTCGGCCAGCAGACGGCGCTGAACCTTCGCATCTGGGGCATGAAGCTGAGCGACATGCAGAAGGTGCTCACCTTCGGTCGGAAATACGACGGCACCCGCGACAACCGCGTCATTGTCGAGGCGGGCGACGATCTCGCCGGCATGACCCAGGTGTTCTACGGCAACATCTACGACGCCTATTTCGACGGCACGTCGCAGCCCGACGTGGCGCTGCAGGTCACCGGTTATGAGGGTGGTCTCGCCGCCATCAAGCCGGCGCCGCCGGTCAGCATCCAGGGCACGGTCGACGTGTCGAGCACCATGCAGCAGCTCGCCCAGCGGATGGGTGCCCATTTCGAAGACGCCGGCGGCGTGCAGGCCAAGCTGCGCGATATCTATTATCCCGGCACGGTCTTGCAGCAGATCAGGCGCATCGCCGAGCATTCCGGTATCAACTTCACGCTGGAGAACAACGTGCTTGCCATCTGGGAGCGCAACAAGGAGCGCGCCGCCGGGCAGGACGTGCCGCTGTTCACTCCGCAGAACGGCCTGAAGGATTACCCGACCTTCAACGAGAAGGGCATCATCTTCACGTGCCTGTTCCGCAAAGTGCTGCTGGGCGGCAAGAAGATCGGCGTGCAGAGCCAGTTGTTCAACGGCGGCGACACCCCCGACAAGCCGGGCGACATCTGGTATTACCTGACCTATTCATACACCTACACGCTTGAAAGCGAGATGCCGAACGGTCCGTGGTTCTCCACGATCATGGCGTCGGTGAACCCGATCTGACAGCGACCGACGCGGTCTGATAGCGAGGGCCGCATGCCGACGATCATCGATGAACTGACGATGACGCTGAAGCTCGATCCCACCGAGTTCGGTGACGGGATCGAGCAGGCCAAGGCCACCACCAACAGCTTCCTGCAACAGGTTCTCGCCACCCTGCAGAGGATCGAGCAGGAGACCGAGAAGACCGCGACCAACACCGCGCATACCCAGCAGCGTTCGGCAGAGCAGGCGATCGATTCTGCCGAGAAGACAGCGGCGGCGCAGGAAGCGGCGGCGAAGAAGGCCGCGCACGAGCAGCAGGAGGCGGCGAAGCAGACCGCCGAGGTGCAGCGTGAAGCGGCGCGCCGGGCGGAGGAGGCCTACGGAAAGACCGCCGACAGCGTCAAGCGCGTCGCCACCGAGCTGCTGGCGCTGTTCGGGATCTCGATGTCGGTCTCGGCGATCGAGCGGCTGTTCAGCGGCATCCTGCGGACCAACGAGCAGGCCTCCAATTTAGCACGCAGCATCGGCATGGACGTCGATGCGCTGACCACCTGGGAGAACATGGCGGGCCGCCTGGGCGGCACGGCGCAGGGCACCGCCAGCGCGCTGGCGACGTTGGCGCGCGAGCGTCAGGCGTGGCACTACACCGGCAAATCCAACATGCCGTCGCAGGCGCGCGAGATATTCGGCGCCAACATCATCGGCCCCGACGGCGAAATGATGTCGCCAGACGACATCGCCCTGGTACTGGCCGACGCTGCTGACCGCAAGGGGATGACCGGCGCTCAGCGGCAATATGGTGTCGAGCAGATGGGCGTCCCCGGCTTGGCGCCGGCGGTCATTTCCGGTGGCGCGGAGATCCGCAAAGAACGGGAGTATCAGCAGCGCTCGGGCAACATCACGACGCCGCAAGATGCCAAGGACGCGCTGGCGCTAAGCGCGGCGCTCGACAAGGTCGAGAACTCGGCCATGGGGCTGGCCAGGGCGTTCTGGCGCGAACTAGGTCCCGGCATCACCCAGATCGTGGAGCGGATCGAGCGCTGGATCGACAAGAACCGCGACTGGCTGACCGAGAAGGCCACCGAGTGGGGCAAGCGACTGGGCGAGGCGATCCTCGCCCTGGCGCGTGACTTCGATCTGCTGATCAACGGCGGCGCCGGTCAGTTTGCCACGACGATCGGTGAAATCGCCCACGTCGCCAACGAGGCCGTCCAGGCGATCGGCGGCTGGCACATGGTGATGGAAGCGTTCGCGACGTTCTGGCTCGGCAGCAAGATCTTCGCGGCTATCAAAACGATCATATCGCTGAAGGACGCGCTGCTCGCTCTCGTCGCGGCCCGCACTGCCGCTGGCGCTGTGGGCGCCGCCGGCGCTGTCGCCGGCACCGCCGCCAGCGTCGCCGCTGGCGCCGGCACCGTGGGCGTGATCGCGGGGATCGCCGTAGGCAGCGACATCCTCGCCGAGCGGCACGCGAACCAAGCCGCCGACGCGCTGGGCTACGACGTGAAGGACGTCACCGGCGAATTTGAGGCGGGCGGCGGCAATGCCGCGAGCTATCGCCATCGCCAGACCGGCGAAGTCATCAGCCGCGAGGAGATGGAAAAGCGCGTCGCGGCGGCGCAGGCGGCGGCGGGGAAGAAGGCTGACGAGGAGGCGGCGAAGGCGGCAGAGGCTGCGCACTCGGCAACACCCGCCCAGCCAGCAGGGCACCCGGTAGCACCAGCGGCCCCGGCGTCCGACTGGTGGGCGCCGAGCAACCGTGGCGGGCCAGCGCCGGCACCACTAGCGCCGGCACCACCACCGCCCGCCGCGACGCCCACAGCGCCCGCACCAACGCCCACGACACCCGCTGCGCCGGCCTTCACGACGCCCACAGCGCCGGCACCAACGCCGCCCGCCGCTGCGCCCACGGCGCCCGCCCCAACGTCTTCCGCGACACCCGCGCCTACACCAACGCCCGCAGCGGCTGCTACAGAGGCACCGAGGCCCGGCGGCTCGGCATCACTGACGCCGATCGGCACGCCCGTCGAGGGGCCTGTGGCGCCCGCCGGTGGCGGGTTCGCGAGCGCCGCACTGACCCAGCAATTCGCCGCTCGACACGGCGATGATGACACCAGCAGTCGACGCCCGAGCTGGATGCCGAACTGGGTGCCTGAGTTCATCGGCGGACCGAGGGCCGCTCCTGCTGGTGGTTCCGCCGCAGCGGCGCAGCCAACTCCCGCCGGTGGGGCCGCCGCAATGCCCGCTTCGACGGCGGTGTGGGGCCGTGGCACCGGTATCGGCGAAGGCGCCCCACGCGCTTTACCACCGATCGGCACGCCTGCCGCTGACGCTCCCGGCTGGCCGGGAGGTCCCGGTGGCGGCGGTGGTGGCGGTCAGGGTGAGGGTGGCGGCGGCGGTGGTGGCGGCGAGGGCGCCGGGGCGCCCGCTGCTGCCGATGGCCCCGTCGCACCCCTGGGGGTCGGCGGCGGCAAGAGCGCGTTTTACGACGAGCAGCGGAAGCTGATCTACGACGCGGCGGTCAAGGCTGGGTTGCCACATCCCGAGGTCGTCGCCGAGGTCGGCGCGACGCAGGCAACGCTGGAATCGGGCGGCGGCGCCCACACGCCGGGCGGCTACAACGTCTATGGCATCAAGTCGGGCGGTGGTGTCGGCGGTGCCGGCGCGCCGGTCTCGACGCAAGAAGAGGGGAAGGGCGGGCGGTATACCATCAATGCCAGCTTCGCGACGTTCGGCAGCAAAGAGGAAGCCGCCACCGGCTATGTCGAGTTCCTCAAGCGACACCCGAAGCATTATGCCCCCGTGCTCGCGGCGAAAACCGTCGCCGAAGGGCTGGAAGCGCAGGGACACAGCGGCTACGCGACCGCGTCGAACTATCAGTCGACGCTGGAATCCATCCACAAACGCTACGGCACCTCGCCGGCGCCCCAGGTCGCGTCGGCGGCGACCCCGCCAACACCCCAGACGCTGCCGCCCAGGGCACCGCTGGCGCCATCCCCGGCGGCGGTCTCTACCCTGAC